ACAGGTGCTGTTACCATTGGTCCTACGCTTTCTCCTAGTCGAGTGAATGATATTATCCGCAACATGGCAGATATTTATGGATGGGCGCACTATTCAGATGATGAAAACTCTACAGGCGATAGGATTCTAACACTTCGTTCTGATTCCGATGATATTTCTTGTGGTTGCCGATTCAAATATATTCCTGCGGAAATCCCGTTCTCTTACAATGATTTGGTTAAGGCTCTTAAATTTGCTGTTGAAGAAGAGGAAAAACACAATGGCAAAGATGCTGTAACTGATGAAAGCAATATTCCTGTTTATGAGCGAGAAGATGTTTCTGTTCTTCTAAAAGAGTTTAAGGAAATTCTCGCTCAACTGAAGAAGAATGTCTCTAAAGAACGTTTCAATTCAAAATGGGCGCCTTTCATTGGCAAGCTGATTGTAAAGAATCTCGGTGAGGGTAAGAAGATTTATGATGCGACAAATGACCAGTATGAGCAGGTTGGTCGTATTATTGATGACCTCAAAGAAGAAATGGGTAATGGTATTTAATTATGGGCGTTTCCCGCAAACCACCTGTTAAATGTTTATATTGCGGGGAAACCTTTTATAGAGAAGTTGAATCCTATGAAAAAATAGGAAATAGATATGCTCATTCCAAATGCGCAGAGGAACATAGAAAAAATACCTCTGCGGAATCTTACAAAGATTTAATTCTCAAAAAGGTAAAGGAATATCTAGGAACTTCTTTTATTAGACAAAAAACCGATAGACAAATACAGTCTTTCCTCAAAGATGGCAAAACATTAGAAGGAATTTACCAGGCTGTTGTCTATTGGTTTGATGTTAAAAATGGTGATATTGAAGCTGCCAATGGCGGAATTGGTATTGTTGATTATATTTATGATGAAGCGATTAAATATTATCAACGACTTGCGGAAAATGAGGAACGATACAAAAATGTAGACGAGAATTTAATTCAAGTTTATGTAGACAAGCGTTCTCAAATTGAAAAAACGCCAAAACGAAAACCGTTTGCAGCTCCCGTAAGAAATAAGCTGTTTATATTAGATTAATTTTAGAATGGGGGTATTATTGACTGGTAGTAAATACTATGACTCAATTTCTGCTATCCAAGTGATAGGTTGCATTTTAAATAATCCCCATTTATTAGACGAAGATGGTATTTATGATTTCCGAGCCGAAGATTTTAATAATGAGTTTCATAAGGTAATCTTCGGCTCTGTTTATAATCTTTATAATATGGGTGCGGAAAAGCTCAATACAAAAGTCATTGAGGACTATCTTTCTGAAAAGGAACATTCTTTCGCTACCTATAAAGCTAATCATGGTGCGGAATGGCTGCATCAAGTTTATGAGCAAGCAGATATTCTAAATTTTAATTATTATTATTCTAGGCTCAAAAAGATGACTCTACTTAGAGCCTATGACAATATAGGGTTAGATGTTTCCTGGATTTATGACCCAGACAATATTATTGATTTAGAGAAAAAGCAAGAGCAAAGTAAATTATTAGACAATACGCCAATAGAAGAAATTGCTGATATGATAGACAATAGAGTTCTTCATATCAGAGAATATCTAGTTGACGGAGACATGGATGAATCTTGTCAAATTGGTGATGATGCGGAAAAACTGTTAGAAGAATTAAAACAGAATCCTGCTATTGGTTATCCGTTATATGATAAAGTCTCTAGCGACATTGCGATGGGGGCGAGGACAGGAAAATTTTATCTGCGGTCCGCCGCCACGGGGGTGGGGAAGTCAAGAAACGCTATGGCAGATGCTTGCTATATGTCCTGTTCTTCTATATATGAAAATGGTGAATGGGTAGACATCGGAGAAAAGATTCCCACTATCTTTATTTCTGTAGAGTTAGACAAATCAGAATTACAAACAATGGCATGGAGTTTTGTCTCGGGAGTTCCAGAAAACCATATTCTTGAGAATAAATATGATTTTGGAGAATATGATAGAGTCGTAAAGGCTATTCAAATTTTAAAAGAATCTAAATTATTTATCGAGTATTTACCCGATTACAATATGAAAGATATTGAAAATTGTATTAAGAGGAATATTCGTGTCAATAAATGTTCTTGTGTTTTTCTTGATTATATTACATCTTCTATGAAAATTATTGAAGAAATTACCCGTGCTTCTGGTGGAATGAAAATACGTGAGGACCAAATCTTATTCTTGCTTTCTTCTAAATTAAAGGATATTGCGGGAAAATATGGTGTGTTTATTTATTCTTCTACACAATTAAACAATAGTTTCAAACAAGAAAAAATTCTTGACCAAGGAATGTTGGCAGGAGCAAAGTCTATCGCCAATAGGATTGATTATGGTTCTATTATGGTTGATATGGTTCCAGATGATTATGAAGATTTAGCTGGACTTTTGGAAAGTCATCCAGAATTAGGCGTACCAAATATTAAACTTTCTATTTATAAAAATAGACGAGGGAAAATCAATAAGGTAATTTGTTGGCAACGTGCGGATAAGGGTACATCAAGATATAAAACATTATTTGTGACTGATTACAATTTAAATTTAATTGATGTATATGAAGATGATAAGGTGGTGTAATGTGAGATACGACAAGCAAGAAGTAAAAGAATCCATTACACCAGAAGACGTTTTTAACTTGCTGACTTTTTTTGGAGGAGAGCCAGAGGAAAATGGCAACGCTATTATTTCTAAGACAATTTGTCACGGCGGAGATTCTAGAAAGCTTTACTACTATACCGATACAGGACTTTTTCATTGCTACACTCATTGTAATGATACTTTCGATATTTTTGGACTTATTCAAAAAGTAGAAAATTTTGATAATCTTAATCAAGCAATTCAATTTGCGGTAAATTTCTTTAATCTCCAAAATATTATTTTTGATTTAGAGGATAGTACCAAATTCAAAGAAGATTGGGAAATCTTTAAAAGATATGATAAGACGCGGGTCGAATCAAAAAATCAAGATAAAATTATCTTGCCAGAATTTGATATTTCCATTCTTAATTATTACCCAAAACTTTTAATTCATGATTGGCAAAAGCAAAATATCTCGAAAGAAGTTTGCGATTATATGGGGATTTGTATTGACCCTATTGGAGGTAATATCCTTATCCCGCATCGTGACATTGATAATAGGTGTGTTGGTATTAGGCAAAGAACTCTAATTAAAGAACTAGAGAAGTCTAGAAAGTATAAGCCATGGTGGGATGGGAAAACGTTGTACAATCATCCTCTAATGATGAATTTATATGGAATTGAAAATGCGGCGCAACGTATGCAAGATATGCAAACAGCTATTGTGGTTGAAAGTGAAAAATCTGTTTTACAGTTTCAATCATATTTTGGTACAGCTAACAATATTTGCGTCGCAGTTTGCGGAAGTTCAATTTCTAACTATCAATTTAATATTTTGAAAAATCTTGGGATACAAGAAATGGTAGTGGCTTTTGACCGAGATTTTGAAAATAATGATTATGAAAAGATACAAGAAGTCCAAGAGAAAATTGCAAAGGTAGCAAAGAAATTTTCTCCTTATGTTACCGTAAGCGTTGTTTTTGATAATGAGAATTTATTAGGATATAAAGATTCTCCCCTTGACAAAGGGAAAGATATTTTTAATCATTTATTCTCAAATCGTATCGTGCTGAAATAGAGGTGATTAAAAATTAAATACAAAACTTATTTAGAGGAAGAATTTGATTCGCCCACAGAACAAGTCCTTTGCGGGCGAGGAATGAAAAAAGAAGATATTCCGCACTGGTTATTTGCGGGAAAAGATGATATTAATAATTGGCGTCTTTTGGATGAAAATAAGGTGACTACAGCCTGTGACATTCTTTGGAAATGTGTTAGTAATAATAAAAAAGTTCAAATTGTAGTAGACTGTGATTAACCTTAGCAGTTTCAGTCTTAAATAAAAACTCCTTAAATTGCGGGAAACTCCTTAGAGATTTTTGCTACCAAGCTTGGTGGTGACACACAAGTGGCAAAAGGTAATGCTTACGACATGGTAAAAAGGTAAAAATATTGGACAATCCGCAGCGAAATCTGTCCCTATTGGGAGAAACGTTCAACGACTATAATAGGAGGTCTATTGACAATGGATAGTCTAAACCCTTATAACCCTTTTGAAAATAGAAAAAAGGGCTCTCACTATACGCGAGAACAGCTTGATTATATCAGGCAACTTTTGGAAAACAATTGGTCTATTGCAAAAATTGCGAAAACTTATGGTTTAAGCACTTCGGCAATTAAAAAAAGAATTGAGCAAAAAAACTGGGGTCTATCTTCACAAAGAACAAAAAAGCTTTCTCAAAAAGAATTAGATTCAATAAAAAAAGAATTGGAGAAAAAGATTCCTATAGAGAAAATTGCCAAAAAATATAACATTTCTACAGCGACAATTCTAAAAAGAAAAGCCAATAACAATTGGACTTTACAAAAGAGGAAGAATAGATATAGTTTTAATGAATTTTATTTTGATACCATTGATACTGAACATAAAGCATATTGGCTTGGTTTTTTAATGGCAGATGGATATATTTTATCCAAAAGAAAAGGAAAAAGAGCGAACCAAAGCCAGTCTTTCGGTTTCAGTATTAATACGAAAGACATTGAACTGTTAGAAAACTTTAAAAAAGATTTAAATGCGGAAAATCCTATTAATATCTATACTTCTAATAGCAGCTTTAAAGAAAGTTCCCCAATGGGTAGAATTTTATTAACTTCTCAACATACTGTAGATTGTCTAAAAAAACATGGAATTGTAGAGAATAAAACTTTCATTACAAAAATGCCAAATATAAATGAAAATCTAATTCCTCATTTTATTAGAGGATATAGTGATAAAGATGGCAGTATTATTATTGACAAAAATAATAGAATTCAATGGGAATTTTGTGGAACAAAAGAACTTTTATTAAGTTTTCAAGAATTTTTTGGCACTGATTATAAATTAACACAACGTTTTCCAGAAAGACAAAATAATAATTGGACATTGAAAATAACAGGGTGGACTAATGTCCCAAGATGTTTAAATATATGCTATAGTGAAGCAACTATTTTCCTTAAAAGAAAATATGATAAATATGTAGAAATACAGGGTAATAAATAAGTGCGATGGTTACACATCAGCAGCTATTCTAACTAATTGCCTATATAATTATTTCCCTATTTGGACAAATAATCATCTTTCTTATATCATGCACGAAGGCAAAGAACACGGCTTGTCAGATGTAATGGAGAAAATTGATGATGACACCAAAATGGTCTTTTGTCCAGATGGCGCATCCAATGATAGAGAACAGCACAAAATTCTTGCGGAAAAAGGAATTACTTGTGTTACTCTTGACCACCACCAGTGCGACCAAGATAGCAATTATGCAGTAGTTATTAATCATCAAATTAATGATTACCCAGACAAAGCATTAACTGGTGCGGGAGTTACCTGGCAATTCTGTAGAGCGTTTGAAGAAATCTATAATCTTGGCAGCTATACAACTGATTTGATTGATTTATGTGCAATCGGTAATTGCGGAGATATGGCTGACTATAGAGAAAATGAAATTCGAGCTATTATGAATATTGGCTTGACTCATTTCAAAAATCATTTTCTTCTGGGCATGACTAAAAAGAATGAATATTCTATCAACAAAATGAATGGAATCAATTATTATTCTATGGCTTTTTATGTAGTTCCATATATCAATGCGGCGGTTCGTTGCGGAACAATGGAAGAGAAAGAATTAATTTTTAAAGCTATGTTGACAGAATATGCAGATAAATCAATTCCATCTTCTAAGCGTGGTGAAAAAGGTTTAGAGACTCAATGGTGGATTGAAGCTGTCACAGTCATTGACCGCATCAAACGCAGGCAGACTAAATTAGTAGATGAAACAATGGAATTCTTAGAGGATAAAATTCAAAAAGAAAATCTACTTGATAATTCCATTCTTCTGCTCTTGGTAAATCCAGGAGACGTTGAGAGAAATTTAACGGGACTTGTAGCAAATAAACTCATGGCTAAATATCAGCGACCTTGTTTGGTCCTCGTAAGAAGCAAATTAGTCACAGACACAGAAGAAGTTTTCCGTGGGTCTGCCCGCAACTATTCTTTATCTGAAATTGAAGATTTGAAGTCTGTCTTACGGTCCACGGGTGACATGGAATTAGCAGAAGGTCACGAAGCAGCTTTTGGCGCAGCTATTAAGTCCTCCAAGATTGAAGATTTTATTCATGATACTAATGATTTATATTCAAAGATTGACCAATCTCCTGCTTTCTGGGTAGACTACATTTGGGATATCGATACTGTTTCAGACGATACAGTTCTTGAAATTGCTGATTTCAATATTTATGGTCAGAATATCCAAGAGAGTCTAGTAGCTGTTCAAAATGTTCCTTTGTCAGAAACTAACGTAACACTTATGGGTTTGGCAAAAGGACACCCAACCATAAAAATTCAACTTTCCAATGGCGTAGAAGTAATTAAGTTTAAGTCATCTGAAGAAGAATTTGAAGAATTAACAGATGGTTTTACTTCCATGACTTTTGTCGCAAAATGCGGAAAAAATGAATGGAATGGCGAAATTACTCCGCAACTTATTGTCGAAGATTACGAAACGACAAAAGACTACGGATTTTAAACTTGACCCGAGCATATTTATATGGTATAATATATGTATGTTCGGGTTTTTATATTAGAAAAGAGGTGAAAAAATATTGGAATATCCAGGGTCATTACATAATCACACAGATTTTTCTAATTTTAGATTAAGAGACGCAATCTCAACTATTGACGGTTTAATTGATTATTCCCTCGAATTAGGGCAAGAAGTTATTGCTTTTACAGAACACGAAACATTAGCTAATTCGATTAAGATTGAAGAGTACTATGATAAAATCAAAGCTAATAATCCTAATTTCAAAGTGATTAGAGGAAACGAAATTTACCTTGTCCGCGACGGATTAAACAAGGATAATTTTGATGCGGAAAAAGATAGGTATTTTCACTTTATCCTATTGGCAAAAGATGCTATTGGGCATAAGCAATTAAGGGAATTATCTACTAGAGCATGGATGCGGTCCTATATGGGTAGAGGAATGAGGAGAGTTCCTACTTATTATAGTGACTTAGAAGAGATTGTTGGCAAAAACAAAGGTCATGTAATTGCTTCTACAGCTTGTTTAGGAGGGCAATTACCGCAACTACTTTTAGATTTTAGGAATTCCCGCACCAAAGATAAATACAAAAAGATTATTGATTGGTGCAAGTATATTCAAGGTATTTTTGGAAAAGAAAATTTCTTTTTAGAAATGCAGCCTTCTAATAATGAAGAGCAAATTTATGTCAATACTTGCATTACAAAATTATCTGCGGAATTAGAAATCCCTTATATTATTACGACTGATTCTCATTATATCAAAGAAGAAGAAAAGTTCATTCATAAAGCGTATCTTAAATCTCAAAATGGCGAACGAGAAGTCGATGAATTTTATGATACTACTTATTTAATGGGAACAGAAGAAATTGAAAAGTATTTTTCTTATCTTAGCCAAGAGCAATTAGAGTTAGCTTATTCTAATATTTTGAAAATCAAAAATATGTGCGAGGATTACTCAATTAAAAAACCTCTTAAAATTCCACAACTACCATGGAAAGATAGTGTAGTCGATTTCCCGCAAGTAAAAGAGTTTGAAAAATATATCCCCAATCTTTCTCTCTTGGATAATTCAGACTTTGAAGGCGACAGACTTTTAACTAGAATCATCGTCCAAAAGATAAAGGAAGATAAGAGATTACAAACACCAGAATGTTATGCGGAAATTGATGAAGAATTAAAATCAATTTATGACAGTTCTCTTGTAAACAAAACTCATTGGAGTTCTTATTTCTTAAATCTTCAAAAGATAGTAGATAATATCTGGGAAGCAGGAAGTTTAGTTGGATGCGGTCGAGGGTCTGGTGGCGGATTCTTAATTCTTTATTTGCTAGGCATTACACAGGTTAACCCATTATGGGAAAAAACCAAAATGTATGCTTGGCGTTTCTTGAATCCAGCTCGTGTTTCGGTATTGGATTAACAAAACTTTTAGCTATTAAATTCTCTTTACAGAGAGGAGAGGAGGTGCATTTTGAAACGAAATAAAAATTGTACTTTTACCATTGAACAAGAAAAACAAATTTGTGCGGACTATGATAGCGGCTTGTCATGTGTTAAACTTGCTAAAAAATGGGGGTCTAATACAAGTTCAATTCATAAAATCTTAAAAATCTATAAAGTAAAAATGAGGACTTTATCAGAAGCTAGGAATAATTTTGTTGGAAGAAAATTAAACACTTCCATTTTTTCAGAAATTGATTCTAGAGAAAAAGCTTATTGGTTGGGAGTTTTTTATGCAGATGGGTATATTTCAAAGACAAACCCTTATACGAATTATTTTGGAATGACAATAAAATCTTCTGATATAGAATGGTTGAATAAATTACAAAAATTTTTGGATACGAACATTTCTATCAGAACATACACGCAAAGTCATGGATACAAAATTGGTGAGAAGTATAGCCGATTATTAATTGGCAACAATGAGATAGTATCAGACTTAGAAAAATGGGGCGTAGTCGAACATAAAACAAAGAAAATATGCGCATTGCCAAAAATTCAATTTTTAGATGACTTCATAAGAGGATATATAGACGGAGACGGAAGTTTAAGGTCTGCATATCCGAATTTTAGAATTTGCGGTAATAAGGAATTCTTAGAAGATATTGCATTTTATTTCGGAATACCTTATCATATTCTCCCAGATAAAACCATCTATAGCTTAGCATATAATGTGAAGGAAAGCGAATATCTGGAAAAAAGATTATATAAAAATGCGCCTGTTTACTTAAAAAGAAAATTTGAAATAGCTAAAAGAAGTTTTAACAGTCCCCTTACGTTGGAAGATGTAAGGAAAAACTCTGAATAACAGGGAAAGTCCTTAGAGCTTTTACTACCAAGTATATGAAGAAATTTATATATGGTGTAACTAATCATTACAGTATGGTAAAAAGGTAAAAGATTGGATAATCCTGTGGGATAGCTCTAAATGTAAAGCACAAGAGAAGCCCGCAACGACTACCAAGGAGTAGCCAGAACGGTTAATGGTATAGTCTATTCCCCTAATAAATATCGGGAAACCG